CTGCTGAAGATCTAGGTGATGGAACTGGCGACCAGTTCAACCAGATGGCATTCAGCATCGAGAAAGTAACAGTTACTGCGAAATCTCGTGCGTTGAAAGCTGAGTACTCACTAGAGCTTGCTCAAGACCTCAAGGCAATTCACGGTTTAAACGCTGAAGCTGAACTAGCAAACATTCTCTCTACAGAGATTCTTGCTGAGATCAACCGTGAAGTTATCCGTACTATCTACAACGTTGCGAGACCTGGTGCTCAAGCAAACGTTGCTACAGGCGGTACATTTGACCTTGACACCGACTCAAACGGAAGATGGTCAGTTGAGAAGTTCAAGGGACTTATTTTCCAGATCGAGCGTGATGCTAACGCAATCGCACAAGAGACTCGTCGTGGAAAGGGTAACATGATTCTAACATCTGCTGATGTTGCTTCTGCCCTAACAATGGCTGGTGTTCTTGACTACACACCTGCACTTAATGCTAACCTTAATGTAGATGACACAGGCAATACATTTGCTGGTGTTCTTCAAGGTAAGTACAAAGTGTACATCGATCCTTATTCTGCAAACGTATCTGCTAATCAGTACTACGTTGTTGGATACAAAGGTTCATCTCCTTATGACGCTGGATTATTCTACTGCCCTTACGTGCCTCTACAGATGGTTCGTGCGGTTGGTCAGGATACATTCCAACCTAAGATTGGATTTAAGACAAGATACGGTCTTGTTGAGAACCCATTCTCACAGGGAACAACCCAAGGAAACGGTACTCTTACACGTAACACAAACCGTTACTACAGAAGAGTTAAGGTTACTAACCTCATGTAAGAAGAAAGGATATAATTCCTTTAATAGAGAGACTCCTTCGGGGGTCTCTTTTTTTGTCTAAATGTGTTATAATAGGGGATACTAAGAGGGCATTATGTTTATACCTCCATATGAAATAAAAACAGATAACAGTAAAATATCAAGTCAATTTTTATTTCATACACCATTATTTGAAATACAACTTGATGTTGATAATGATAGTTTGTCTAAAAAAATATATCAATTAAAAGAAGAGGATAAAGAAGGAGTTAAAAAATCTAATATTGGTGGATGGCATAGTGGATTTAGAGATCCAACAGATGGTGTTGAACTTTATGATGATGTATTTAAAAATTTAGAAGATATATTATTCAATTTACCATTCAATCCCCAAATATCAAAATTAGATTACATTGATTCTTGGTCGATGATTAACAATAATGGATCTTGGAATCAAATACATAATCACTTATATTCATATAATAAAACTAGAACAGATTTATCAGGTGTTTATTATGTAAAAGTTCCAGAAGGTGATTGTGGAAATATTATTTTTCGTAATCCAATTTCTTCTGTACATGGAAATAGTTTTATGATGTTAAGAAATCACTCAAGTAAGGAGTGGGAAATGAGATATCCTAAAGAAGGTTTAATGTACATATTTCCAGCATATCTTGATCATATGGTATTACCAAATAATACTGATGAAGATAGAATAGCTATCTCATTCAATATGATGGTTAGTTGATCTAAATAGATAAAAAACTATAATGCCCTCGTCAACTGCATTCCGCACACAAATAGAAAATAGAAATTTCCTATCAGGTGTAGGATTTAAATTTAATCTTGCAAAGCATCCTAAAGTTGATTTCTTTTCTAATAGTGCTAAAATACCTCAACTAACATTAGGTCTTGCCACTCAACCAACATACCTAAAGGATATTGATGTACCTGGTGAGAAATTAACATATGGTGATTTTACATTAAGATTCTTAGTTGATGAGAATATGGAAAATTATATGGCAATATATGATTGGTTAGTTGGATTAGGTTTCCCAGAAACAACTCAAGAATTTAAAACTCTAACAACAGATAGTGCAGATCAAAGAGATCTTAAAGAGGCATTCTGTGATGGTACACTTAGAATTTTAAATAGTAATTATAGAGAAGTTGCAACTGTTAAATTTACAGACTTATTTCCAGTATCATTGACATCTTTAGATTTTGATGCTACAAATACAGATGTACAGTACCTTACTGCTGAAGTATCATTTAAATACACAATATACGATTTGAAGACAACTATTAAATGAACCTTGACAAAATTCAGGAAATGTGGGAGCGTGATGCTGTCATTGATCCTGATAATCTACATGATGAATCACTGAAGATTCCCCAATTACACTCAAAGTATTATACAGTTTATAATACAGTTACTTTGATGCGTGAAAAAGCAAGAGAGCAATATAATAAAACAAGATTAGAACGACACAATTATTATACTGGTAGAGCACCTGCAGAAGTATATGTAGAGGAACCTTTTGGATATAAGGTAAGAGAAAAGGATGCTATACAAAGATATATGGAAGCAGATGATAAGATGATGAAAATAGATCTTAAGATAAGATATTATGATACTACATTAAAATTTTTAGAAGAAATTATTAAAAACGTCTCTAATAGAACATTTCAAATTAAGAACGCAATAGAATGGAATAAATTTCAAGCAGGTATGTAATAAATAGATTGAATCATATTCAAAATCATGCCACAAATTAGAGTTGTACCTTCAATAGAATTATCAGATAAAGATTCTTTACTTAAAGCAATATCAAAAGAAGTATCAAACTTAACGGGAAAGAATGAACAATGGGTAATGGCATCTATAGAACCAAATGTTTCTATGAGTTTTTCTGGCACTACAGATCCATGTTGTTATGCTGAACTAAAAAATATAGGAGAAATTGATGGTGCTAAATTTCAAGCACCATTAAGTAAATTAATATCAGATAAAACAGGAATTCCTACGGATAGAATTTTTATTAGATATGAAAATATACCAGGTAATAGATGGGGATTTAATGATAGAATGTTTGGATAAATAAATATATTAGTAGATCTGATATTGAACGATGAAACCTACTCCAAAGGAAAGTAAGAAGATTCACGAGAACTATGAAAAAGTTGTTGGACATCTTATTGAAGAGAAGTATGCTGTAGACGCAGAAGCAGCAGATAAAATTATTTCAGGTATGAGTCAAGAATGGTTTGATACTATCATATCATGAAGACTTTTCAGGAATTTAGATCAAATATAAATGAACTTGATGAAGGAGTGATATCAGGAGCTATTGGTTTAGGTCTTGCGACACATTCAGCATACTCTGGTCTTAAAAATTTAAGAAAAGGTAACTATAAAGGAGCAGCATGGGACGCTGTTGGTATGGTTCCTGGTGGTAGAGCTTTTAAGGGTATTAAAGCACTTGGTGGTTCAAAGAGATTAGCAAAACTTGGATCATTTACTCAATCTAGTTTAAGATGGGGTGGACCAACAGCTTATTCAAGAGCACAAGACAAAATATGGAACACTGCTCTTGACCCTCAAACTTATAAAAATATTCATCAAAAAGGAAAGAAATTATACAATAAAATGAAAGGTAAATAAAATGAAATCGTTTAGCAAATTCCATTCAGAATCTGTAGCAGTTCTTAGAAAACCAGCACAAAATGTTGGTAAGAAAATTGCTGGAGCAGTTCTTGCTGCTAAGAGTGGAGATGAACTTCTTAAAAAATTACTTGGAACACCAAGTAAACCAAAAAGAAATGATTGGGACACTAACCCTAAAGATGATGTAGATTCTGAACTTAATGTAAAGCAAGGTCAGGCAAAAGATGCTGCTGCCAACAAAGAATTTGATAGGGAGATGGGTGCTTTGAGAAGGGGTGAGAAAAATATATCACCTGAAGATAAGCTTCAAAGATTAAAAGACGCAGCGAAAAAGCATAGAAAGAATAAAAAGAGTAACGTGGTTCCTATGAGAAAACCAGAAAAGAAATGATATGAAAACCTTTTATCAGTTTAATGAAAGTATTGCTGGTGCTCTTAAGAAGTTTGGATCTGAAGGTCTTCGCAAGGCAGCAGTTAAATATGCTCCAAAATTTAAGTCTACAGTAAAGAAATTATCTACACTTAAATTTGAGAAGAAATTATTAAAGAAAACTGTTAAGGGTAGTAGTCAAACTCAAAGTACTGCAAAGAATCTTTTAGCCAAATCTCAAGTATCTAATCCAAAGAATAGTGGATTTAATGCAACTGTAAAACCTTTAGGTAGTAGCACTGGTAGTAGAGTTAGTACTGGAACAAAGGATCTTCAATTCCAAGGCAATCTTAAAGGTGGTGAATATAAGCGTAAAATAAGTGGTGCTGGTGATAAGAGTCCTATGGGTGCTATTACTGGTAGTAGAGGAAAGGGAAATAAAGCATTAAGAAGATCTGGACAAGCAGATAAAATAACTGATTATGAAAAGACTGGTAGGAAACCAACTCCTATGTTTAGGAAAACCAAAGCAGAATTAACTACTGTTACTAAAGACCCTAGCACATTAAAACAGGAACCACATAAATGGAATCCAGGTGATCTTTATATGCAATCTGTTGATATCAAACAAAGTAAAGAAAAATCTCGTAGTGTAAGAGAGTTTATAAGACAGAATCAAAAGAGAATGGCAAATATTAAAAAGGGAAAAGGTCCTCTAGGAATGAGTGAAGATAAAACTAGTAAACCTGTATATGGTGACGGGCATGACTATACTAAGGGTGTAGCATTAACAGGTAGATTGGATTTTGGTAAAGGTAAGAAATCTGAATATGATGTTGGTTTAAGCTATAAGGGTAGTGTTCTAGCAAGAAAAACTAGAAAATTTGACAAACCAGAAAAAACATCACCAAAAGATGCTGTAGATGCTGCATTAAACAAACTAAACAAGAAGACACCTGATAAGGGTGGTGAGCGTACTACCTAAAAAATAAGTCTCTAAATAATCCTACATTGGTATAGGATTATGAGTCATTTGATTATATCAAAGAAGAATGAAGTCTACTTAAAAGTAGAATCAGAACCGCATGTGTATTATGAACTTGCGGATCAATTCACCTTTGAAGTACCTGGTGCAAAATTTATGCCCACGTATCAAAAAAAATATTGGGATGGTAAGATAAGGTTATTCAATACTCAGAGTGGTGAAGTTTATATTGGTTTATTAGATAGAATAGTACAGTTTTGTAAAGATCAATCATATACTTATGAATTTGTAGAAAGTAAGTATTATGGTCTTCCATTTGAGGTCAACGATAGGATCTCTAAGGAAGGTGTAAAAGATTATATGACTGCTATCTCTAAGCATAAACCTAGAGATTATCAGATTGATGGTGTATATGATGCTCTTAGAAATAATAGAAAATTATTAGTATCTCCAACTGCTTCTGGTAAGTCGTTAATGATATATTCTATCATTAGGTACTTTGTTGAGAATAAGAAGAATACACTCATTGTAGTGCCTACAACATCCCTTGTAGAGCAGATGTATAAAGACTTTGCTGATTATGGTTGGGATGTGGGATCATACTGCCACAAAATATATGCTGGTAGAGAAAGAGAAACTGATTCGCAAGTTATTATTACTACATGGCAATCAATATACAAACTACCTAGAAAGTATTTTGAAAGATTTGATGTAGTAGTTGGTGACGAGGCACATCAATTCAAATCCAAATCTCTTGTTGCCATCATGACTAAGTTGGGTAATGCCAAATATCGTTTTGGATTTACAGGAACTTTAGATGGATCAGAAACTCATAAGTGGGTACTAGAAGGTTTGTTTGGACCTTCTTATAAAATTATTAAAACAGACGAGCTCATGAAGAAGGGTCATGTGGCGACGTTGGATATTAACGTGCTTCTATTGAAACACCCACCGAATAAATTTGAGAACTTTGAAGAAGAAGTTCAATATATTATTACTCATGAGAAGAGAAATAGGTTAATTCGTAACCTTGCTTTAGATCTTAAAGGTAACACTCTTATTCTATTTGCGAGAGTAGAAGCACATGGCGAACCCCTTTATGAGATGATAAATAGTAATACGCTAGAGCAGAGGCATGTCTTCTTTGTTCATGGTGGAGTACCAACAGAAGACAGAGAGAAAATTCGTGAAATTACAGAACAACAAGAGAACGCTATCATTGTTGCCAGTTATGGCACTTTCAGTACTGGGATTAACATTAAGCGGTTGCACAATGTTATTTTTGCCAGTCCCTCAAAATCCAGAATTAGAAATCTCCAGTCCATCGGTAGAGTCCTTAGAAAAGGAAACGGAAAAGTAAAAGCAACTCTGTATGATATTGCCGACGATATCAGCACTAAGTCTAGAAAAAATTACACTCTTAATCATTTAATTGAAAGAATAAAAGTTTATAACGAAGAAAACTTTAACTATGACATAGTAAATATACCAATAAAAAACTGATGGGAGAAGAATTCTACGGAGTCATAAAATTAATAACTGGAGAAGAGATCTTTGCAACAATCTCAATAGATGAAAATGATGGAGATCCTATCATTATGGTTCAAGATCCAGTTATTATGAAAGTGCTTCAAAATCCCACTGGACATTATGTTAAGGTAAGACCTTGGTTAGAATTACCAGAAGATAATATTTTTTTACTTAAGTATGAAAAGATTATTACTATGACTGAAGTTACAGATACTCAGATGATTAATTTCTATGAAAGATATCTTTTTAATGATGACGTAGATATTGAATTAGATGGCAGAGTTCAATTAAATACTAATTTGGGATTTATATCAACTGTAGAGGATGCTCGTAAGAAACTTGAAGAATTATATAAACTTAATAAAGAAACCTAATATATCTCTTCCAACCCTTACAAAGGGTATTGTACATATAAATTGATACCTTGTCAAGTTGAGTAAATAATGTTATAATATAAACAATTACTAAACAGGGTATATTAATGTTATGGCTAAGAAGAAATCAGAACATTATGTAAATAATAAAGAACTCTTAGCAGCGTTAATAGATTATCGTGCTGACGTTGCTGTAGCAAAGGCAAAAGATTTACCTAAACCACGTATTAGTAATTACCTTGGATCTTGTTTTTTAAAGATTGCTACGCACCTTTCTTATAAACCAAACTTTGTAAACTATATGTTTAGAGATGATATGATCTCTGATGGTATAGAGAATTGTGTACAGTATATTCATAACTTTGATCCTGCTAAGTCAAAGAACCCTTTTGCGTATTTTACACAAATTATTCATTATGCTTTTCTAAGAAGAATACAGAAAGAGAAGAAGCAATTAGAAATTAAAACAAAGATAATTGAGAAGACTGGATATGATGAAGTTATGGTAGTTGATGATGGAGCATTAACCTCATCAAGTTCTGATTATAATACTATTAAAGATAATATTCAGTATAAGACTAGTAATAGATGAAGATAGCAATAATAACAGATCAGCATTTTGGTGCTCGTAAGGGATCTCAATTTGTACATGATTATTTTGAAGAGTTTTACAATAACATCTTCTTTCCCTATCTCGAAGAACATCAAATCGATACTGTTATTGATATGGGTGATACCTTCGATAATAGAAGGAATATAGATCTTGCCTCTCTAGAATGGTCTAAAAGAGTTTATTTTGATAAGTTAAAATCTTTAGGTGTTCATTTACATTCTATAGTAGGGAATCATACTGCATATTATAAGGATACTAATGAGGTAAACTCAATTGATTTATTATTAACTGAGTATGATAATATATCGGTTTATTCGGAAACAACTTCTATTGAAGTGGGTGGATTAAATATTCTTCTTGTGCCTTGGATTAATAGTGAGAACAAAGATGTAACTTTAGGACTCATCAAGAAATCACAAGCAAGAGTTGCTATGGGTCATTTAGAGTTGAATGGATTCAGAGCACACACCACTCATGTTATGGAACATGGTATGGATATTGATCCTTTTGAGGATTTTGATAAAGTATATTCTGGGCATTACCATACAAGATCTGATAATGGAAAAATTTATTATCTAGGTAATCCTTATGAAATATATTGGAATGATGTAAATGATACTAGAGGATTTCATATTTTTGATACAGAGACAAAAGAACATACTCCTGTAAATAATCCATATAGGTTATTTCATATCATTTACTATAGGGATCATAATCATAAGTTATTTGATGCTAGAGAATTAAAAAATAAAATTGTAAAGGTTGTTGTAAAAGAAAAAACGGATCAGAAACAGTTTGAAAAATTTATAGATAAATTATATGCTTCTGGAGTACAGGATCTTAAAATCGTAGAAAATTATATTCTACAGGAAAGTGAAGATTTTGAAGCTGAAGAAACTGAGAATACTATTAATCTATTGAGTAGGTATATTGATGAATCTGAATTTGAGTGTGATAAAAATATAATTAAAAATATTATTCAACAACTCTATAAAGAAACTTGCGAGGTAGAATAATGTTTCTCCTTACATTAAAGGATCAAGGTAGTGATGGTGCTTATGCTGTCAATAATAGGTATGGAGAAAAAGTTCTTTTTTTGTTTCAGCAGGAGGATGATGCTGAAAGGTATGCTATGCAGTTAGAGGAGGAAGAAAATAGTGAAATGGATGTTATAGAAGTTGATGATAACCTTGCCATATTGACATGTAAGAGGTATAATTACAAATATACTGTAATTACTCAGAACGACATTGTTATACCTCCTAAACCTGAATGATAACATTTAAGAAGATTCGCTGGAAAAATTTTCTTTCCACTGGTGATCAGTTTTCTGAAATTGATTTTTTAATGAACGCTACCAATTTAATAGTTGGTACAAATGGTACTGGCAAATCAACTGCCTTAGATGCTCTTACATTCGGTTTATTTAATAAACCATTTCGTAAGATTAATAAGGGGCAGTTGGTTAATAGTACTAATGAGAAGGGTTGCTTGGTTGAAGTGGAATTCAATTTAAATGGTCGTGAATACTTAGTAAGAAGAGGAATCAAACCGAATGTATTTGACATTGTTGTAAATGATGTAGCGATGCATAAAGAGGCAGATGATCGTGCCATGCAAAAGATCCTTGAAGAAGGTATATTAAAATTAAATTATAAGTCATTTACTCAAATTGTAATACTTGGTAGTAGTGCCTTTGTTCCTTTCATGCAATTATCGGGAACTAATAGAAGAGAAGTTATTGAAGATCTATTAGATATTCGTGTCTTCTCAGCAATGAATACTTTAATTAGAGAAAAGATAAAAATACAGAAAGATGAAATAAAAACCTTAGAGTTGAGTAAGGAGAATGTAAAGGATAAAGTTGAAATGCAAAAGAACTTTATTGAGGAATTGGAGAGTAGAGGTAAAGAAAGAATAGAAGAGAAGAATGGTAAAATAAATTTATTGGAAGGTGAAATACAAGAAACATCTGATGAGACAGAATGTCTTGTAAAGGATGTTGAGATGTTTACTAATGATCTTGAAGAGTTATCTGGTGCTAAACCTAAGTTAAAGAAACTAAACACACTTAAGGGTAAAATGTCTAATAAAGTAGCAACCCTTACTAAAGAACATAAGTTTTTCACAGAGAATACGGTATGTCCTACTTGTAGTCAGAATATAGAGGAAGAGTTCCGTGTAAATAGAATTACTGATGTTCAAACTAAAGCAACGGAGTTGCAAACTGGTTACAGGGAACTGGAAGACGCAATTCAAAAAGAAGAGGAAAGAGAGCATCAGTTCACCAAATTATCAAAGGAGATTACTAAACTCAACAATGGCATTTCTAAAAACCATACTCTCATCTCTGGATGTCTCAGACAGATCAGGGATTTGGAATCGGAAATTCAGGGACTTACCGACCAGCATGCAAACAGAAATACTGAACAAGGAAAACTAGCAGAGTTTAACGAAAATCTTCAACAAGTATATAAAAAATTAGCAGATAAGAAAGAAGAGGTTATGTATCATGACTTCGCATATTCTCTGTTAAAGGATGATGGAGTAAAGACAAAAATAATTAAGAAGTATCTTCCTCTTATTAATCAGCAGGTAAATCGTTATCTGCAGATGATGGACTTCTATATCAATTTTAAGTTGGATGGAGAATTTAATGAAACTATTGAATCTCCTATTCATGAAAGATTTTCGTATGCTTCTTTTTCTGAAGGTGAGAAAATGAGAATTGATTTGGCACTTCTGTTTACATGGAGAGAGGTTGCTAGAGTTAAAAATTCTATCAATACTAATCTATTGATTATGGATGAGATTTTTGATAGTTCTCTTGATACTTTAGGTACTGATGAATTCCTTAAGATCATTAGGTTTGTAATTAAAGATGCTAATGTATTTGTTATATCTCATAAGACAGAACTTCATGATAAATTTGATAGTGTTATTAAATTTGAGAAGGTTAGAGGGTTTTCCCGTATATCAAATTCATAAATATCTAAAAAGATATTAGAATGGCTTGGCACATTAAAAAAACAAGTATGATTGGTGGAGACACTTATTACAAGGGTGATAATAGGTGGACTCAAACTTTTGCTGATAGAAAGTCTTATACTTCACAAGCAAAAGCAAAGCAAGATACTCCATATATTTGGACTAAAAAGAATGATTCTAATTGGGATGTTACTGCGGTTAAAGAATAATGAAAACTTTTAATCAATTTAATGAAGATGCTAATAGGAATGCTTCTTTAATGAAGTCACTTCTAGGACAAGATTTTAGTAGTATTGAAGATACTATGAGAAATGTTACTAATAAATCTAAAATTAATAAAAAAGCACCAGCAATGGTTAAGCAATTATCTGGTATAGCAAATCAGTTTAAGATGGATCCTAAAAAGGCATCTAAATTTGCTGAGAATATACCTAAGATTGTGGGTCAGAGAATGAATCTACCTACTAGAGCATCTCAGATGAGTAATAAGATTGATAAGGGATTTAATAAATTAAATAAAAAACTTCCTACTATGGTTAATAAATTTAAAGAATTATCTAAACCTGGTGGTAAAATAGAGAAAGGTCTTGGTAAAATGCAGGGTATGATTAATATGCTTTCACAATAAAATTATGACAGATCATGAACAAATTCAAGTTCTCAAGAGAGAAGTGGATGAATTGAAAAGAAATTTGAGTAAACTACAGAATGCTATAACTGGTCTTCCAGAAATAGGTGATAAGGTTCAAAAACGATTATGGTGGTGATGAATACTCCGAACTGGCAACACCACTCCAAAAAGGAGAGGAAACGAAAACTTAAACCACAAGCACTACGTCAAGCGAAAGCAAGGCGTGGACAGTTGATAAACCGTCTACTCAACCGCCCACAGAGGCGGTTTTCTAGTATGATAGGTACATCAAACAAACAGATCCATGACAGTAAAGCACGAAATCAAATCACAACTTGCTAAGCTACTTGCTACTGAGGATCTAGTAGTAGAGCATAAAAAAGTTGAGACTGCTCAGTTCAATGTACAAACAAGAGTTCTAACTCTACCTATGTGGGAGAAGGCAAGTGATAATGTATTAGATGCTTTAGTTTGTCATGAAGTTGGACATGCCCTTTATACACCTGATTATGATTGGTCTAAGGATCGTAAGATAGGATTTGATTTTGTTAATATTGTAGAAGATGCCAGAATTGAAAAGTTAATGAAGCGTAGGTATGCTGGAATATCTAAGACTTTTTATAATGGATACTTAGAATTACATGATAATGATTTCTTTGAAGTAGAAGGAAAGGATATTTCAGAGTTTAATCTTGCTGATAAGATTAATTTAAATATCAAGATTGGTAATTATGTGGATATTGATTTTACATTAGAAGAGCAAATATTTGTTGAGAGAGTAAACAGATGTGAGACTTTTGAAGAGGTTCTAGATGTTGCTGAAGATCTTTACAAGTATTGTAAAGGTGAGATGGAAGAAGATATAAAGGAACAGATAGCAGATGCAGAAGAGGAAGAGAGTATGGGTATGGATATGGAAGGAAGTGGATCTGGTATGGATTCTGATTCTGAAGATGGTGATCTTGAAGAGAGTGAGGGTGAAAATGGTGAGCAGATTGATATGGATTATCAGAAAACACAACCTGATCAACTAACAATAGAAGAATTACATCAACAACTTCAACATGCTGAGCCAAAAGTAGAAACTGCTGATTCACTTGCCAAGGGTATTGAAAGTCTTATTGAGCAAGGTGGTGTTGAGAATTTCTATATCGAAATACCAAAGATTAATTTGGATAAGGTTATTATCTCTAATAAAGCAATTCATAAAATATGTGCTGAAAATTGGGAAGGATATGAGGGTAAAACACCATATAGGTATGATGTAACAGAAGAAGAGATAGAGAACCTAACAGTATTTTCTGAGGTTGATCTTGAGTATAAAAAGTTTAAGAAGTCAGCACAGAAAGAAGTAAACTATTTGGTTAAAGAATTTGAATGTAAGAAAGCTGCTGATGCATATGCTCGTTCTACAGTATCAAGAACAGGAGTTCTCAACACATCTAAACTTCATACCTATAAGTATAATGAAGATCTTTTCAAGAAAATAAATGTAGTTCCTGATGGAAAGAATCATGGATTAGTCTTCATACTTGATTGGTCTGGTTCAATGGCAGATGTAATGGAAGACACCATCAAACAACTTTATAATCTTATATGGTTCTGTAGAAAGGTTTCTATTCCATTTGATGTATATGCATTCACACAATGTTTTCCAAATCATGATGAGAATGGTGTTCCAAATTGCCAATCATCTTATGAACCAAGATCAGGATTAGCAGCAATAACAGAGAGTTTTTCTTTAATGAATCTATTCACTAGTAGTGTAAATGGAAAAGAATTGGAAGAGCAAATGATTAATATCTTTAGATGTGCTAGAACATTTGGTAGAAATAGATGGAATCAATATCATGTTCCTATTGGAATGAATCTTTCAGGAACACCATTGAATGAAACAGTTGTATGTCTTCATCAGATTCTTCCTAAGTTTAAGAGTGATCATCAATTACAAAAAGTTCAATGTGTAATCCTTACAGATGGTGAAGCACATCCAATAAAATATCATAGAGAAGTACAAAGACATTGGGAGACAGAACCATTTCTAGGAACAAATTATGTTGGTTATAATACTTTCTTGAGAGATAGAAAGACTGGTAATACCTATAAGTTTGGAGAGCATTGGTCTACTATTACTGGCACTCTAATTAATAACCTAAGACATAACTTTCCTGATATGAATTTTGTTGGTATTCGTTTACTTGCCAATAGAGATGCTAGTTACTTTATTCGTCAGTATTGTGGATATGATGGTAAGGATTTTGAGACAGCAACAAAATCTTGGAAGAAAACTAAAACCTTTAGTATAAAATCTTCTGGATATGATAGTTACTTTGGAATGTCTGCTAATGCTTTAGCATCTGATGATGAGTTTGAAGTTGACACTGGTGCTACAAAGACTCAAATTAAAAGAGCATTCTTCAAGAGTTTGAAAGGTAAAAAAATGAATAAAAAGATTTTGGGTGAATTTATTGAATTGGTGGTATAAATAAAATTACTTTAATTATAATATAATGCCAAGATTAACACCCAAAGAAGCAGAGGGATTGATGAATGCATATGCGAAAGTTCATGCTCCAAAAGAAGAACCAAAGATTGAAGAACCAAAAGTAGAAAATGAAGTAGATCCTTCAGAAGATAAATAATATTTGTATCTTATTTTTTTGAGTCATGTCTAGGGAGTTTGTCAATATTAATTCTTTATATCAGAATTTGTACGAAGATCTAGAAGGTAGTGATAAGTCAGCAGAACAACTTCAGGAATTTAACCAAGAAGCTGCTAATAGAGCAAAGCAGATGGCAAGAGATAGAATAGCTGCTGGTAGAAGTACACTTACGAATAAACTAAAACCTGTAGCACAAGCAAAACCTGTAGCACAAGCAAAACCTGTAGCACAAGCAAAACCTGTAGCACAAGCAAAACCTGTTTCTAGACCAGGATTATCATCAGGTGCTGCAGCGGCTCAGCAGATGGCAAGAGATAGAATAGCTGCTGGTAGAAACACAGTTACTGGTCAACTAAAAACTCCAGTACAACAAGCAAAACCTGTAGCACAAGCAGCACCTGCTCCACAACAAAAAGTTGTTAGTGGACAGGGTAATAGACAGATGCCAGTAAAAACTGGTGGTATTCAGGCAGGTAAAGCAATTAGAGGTGGATTGAATAGATTGGGATCTCTTGCTGGTAAGGCTGTTGGTGCTGCTCGTAATGTTGCTGGTAATGTTGCTGGTGCTGCTCGTAATGTTGCTGGTAATGTTGCTGGTAATGTTGGTAGAGTTAGCAATGCTTTATCAAATAGAGGACCAATACAAGCAAGACCTACTCAACAATCAAGACCTGCTCCACAAGCAAGACCTACTCAACAATCAAGACCTGCTCCACAAGCAAGAAATATCTCTCCTGCTGATTCAGCAAAAGCTAGAGAGCAGAAAAGAATGGATAAAATACTGAGTAATGAAAAAGGTGGTACAACTACAAGTTCTCCAAATGCAATGGGTGGAAAAACCACTACAACACAATCAGGAAATAGAACAACAGTAACTAATACTGGTGGAACTAATTTGGCAAGAGATGGTGCAGCTGAAACAATTAAAAGATATCAAGCAATACAAAACTATAAAAAAAGTAAGGGTCTTCCATATCAAAAAGTGACTATTGGTAAAGAAGGTGATAAAGATCCATTTAATTTCCATTATGAACCAGTAGGTGATCTTATATCAGATTCATTTGATATTACTGTTGACTTCTTAATAAGTGAAGGTCATGCTGCAGATAATTCTGAAGCAATATCTATTATGACTGATCCTGAGTTTATAGCAGGTTTTAATGCTGAACTTAATGAGTCTTCTGAAAATAATAAATAACTAAAAGAATTGAGTAAGAAAAATGAGTAAGTTTTCTGAGGCAGCTGGGTTGCCTACAACAACACATGAAACTGGAACTTCTGGAACAACTGCTCCACCTGTTACACCTGCACCATCAGAAACAGTAGCACCTCCTGTATCTTCTCCTATAGCAGATATAGTTGCTCCACCTGAGAATCCTTTGGATACTATGCCAGTGGCTACTACTCCAGATATACCACCTGTTGGTGATTTCAAATGGATGTCTAAAATTAAGTTAGAAGAAATTGGCAGAACTCTTGGTATAGAGTTAGATAGAAGATTATCACAACCAAAATTAGTAGAGCAATTGGAAGAGCATATTGCTAGTCTTGACGGTTAAGGTCAATTAACAAACTGGTACACAGGGGGTCGCAAGACCCCTTTTTTGCTTTATAATAGGTTCATCTAAATAAAGCACTACATCATGGCATTTGAAATCAAAATGACCGAAGACCAAATTGTTGATGGATTGAGGGGAACATATGGATCTGAGTTCACTGCTGCTGACATCCGTGGATTTTGTTCTCTTAATGATATTTCATACCAAACAGTTACAAAGAAATTAAAGAAATATAACGTAGCAAAAGGTAGATGGAATCTAGAAGTTACTCCTAAAGCAGTTGAAGAGATTGAGAAGGCATATTCTGCTCCTGCAGTTACTTCTCGTGTAGATCAAGACCTTGTACCAGTAAAGGATAATACATTTGTTAAGTTTGGTCCTTTTACTGATATAAAGAAAGTAATTCAATCAAAGCAATTCTATCCTACATTTGTTACTGGTTTATCTGGTAATGGTAAGACCTTTGGTGTAGAGCAAGCATGTGCTCAACTTGGTAGAGAACTTATTCGTGTAAACATTACAATTGAAACTGATGAGGATGATCTTATTGGCGGTTTCCGTCTTGTTAATGGCGAAACCGTATGGCACAATGGCCCAGTCATTGAAGCACTCGAACGAGGTGCTATATTGCTCCTTGACGAGATCGACCTTGCCTCTAATAAGATTCTCTGCCTCCAGCCAATTCTTGAAGGAAATGGAATCTTCCTTAAAAAAATCGGGAGATTTGTCAATCCAAGAGCAGGATTCAACGTTGTCGCAACCGCAAATACTAAAGGCAAAGGTTCAGATGATGGAAGATTCATTGGAACTAATGTGCTCAACGAAGCCTTTTTGGAGCGATTCCCTGTAACCTTTGAGCAAGAGTATCCACCTGTATCAGTAGAGAAAAAGATTCTTGGTGGTGTTGCTTCACAGTATAATGTAACTGATGTTAAATTCTTAGACAAACTTGTGGATTGGGGTGACATCATCCGCAAAACATTCTATGATGGTGGTATTGATGAGATCATTAGTACTCGTAGATTAGTACACATTGTTCGTGCTTATAGTATCTTTAATGATAAAGCAAAGGCAATTCAAGTTTGTGTTAACAGATTTGATGATGAGACTAAGCAAGCATTCCTTGAATTATATGATAAGGTAGATGCTGACTTCCAATTACCAACTGAGGAGTAATATGAAAGTGTTGGTTCCATTTGGTCCTCTGATATATCAAGGCGATATATCAGAGGATTCTCTAAAATATTTTCTTAGTGGTGCAGAGAAGAGTAGAGATCATGGTGATGATATGAGATCATCATTAGCAGGTCATATCAAAACTGAAAGATCAGGATTATTTGATCCACAAATTTTTATGGATCATATTGATATACATGTCAGACGATATCTATATCTTGTTCATGAAAGACGTTGTAATTTAAATGAACTTCATGTACATTCTACGAAAGAGGAACAACATAAACTTGATCTCAGGATAGTGGAAAATGTAATGGATCCTAATATAAAAATTAATTATGATATGGGTGGTGGTCCTTGGATAAATTTTCAAACAAAAGGAGAGTTTAATCCATTACATGAGCATAGTGGTGATACTAGTGCTATAATGTTTCTTGATATACCTAAAGAAATAGCAGAGGAAAATAAAGATGATCAACATCAATGTATGAGAATTGGATGTCTTGAGTTCGCATATGATAATAGTTGTTGTTCTGTAATAACACCTAAAACTGGAATGATATTTTTATTTCCTGCAAATTTAAGACATACCGTTTATCCTTTTAAATCTGATGTTGAAAGGATAACTATGAGTTTCAATTTATCTAATGTAACACTTTTATGACTATTTGGAAAAATTACATCACTGCACTTGAAGAAACTTTTCCCAATTTATGGGTGGTAGAAGAGTGGGCAAGATGGGAAGGAAAGGATGCTAAGTTAATAGCAAATATTCGTGAGGGTACTCACTTTATAAAGGCAAGAGAAGCACTTATAACAGATCCTAATGCTGACATATACAATACAATACTCTATCCTAAAACAGGAGCAGATCTTCCTTGTTTTGGTATGGATCTTATGAAGTTTACTGATAAGAAGGTTATTATTGTATTTGACTTCCAGCATCCAAGAGAGAAGTATTTGTTTTCTGTTGATGGATTACCTAAAGATGATGGTAAGTATAGATTCTTTGAGATGGGTAATCACTTCTCTGAGAATATCTTTGTGAGGTATTGTAAACCTGATGAGGTTGATGAACATCTTGATATGTTTAAACAATACTTGACTAAGTACAAAAGTATGTTAGAATTGGAAAAACCAACTGGTGAAGATACTACAGTCTATAAGGATTTTGATGCTTATATGACTAAACTTGATCCAGTTAGAGGATACTTGAAAACAAAGTTTGGTGAAGAGAAATCTGAGTCCTTTGTAAATGATTTTTTATTCTGCTATGGTTAATGCTTGGAGTCTACTTTACGATGAAATTTACGGAGATGATGAAATGACTGACAATACAATAACATCACTAGAGAGTGATGAGTACGATCCTATAGTAACAACTTCTACTAATAATACCTATACAATTAGTGGTGGTACAACTGTTGATTTTAGTGATGTTAATATAGGATTAACAACTGCATCAGAATGTACTGATAATACATTTTTTATTGATACTACTCAAATGGGAGATATATCAATAGATATGTCAAATTATCCTGGTGTTGCTACATGTGGTGATGCTTATTCAGGTGGAGCAGAGTTTGTTGATTATCTTACTTTAAATGATGTACCAACATCAAATACAGTTACATTCAGCGATACACCAGCACCTGGTATAGAATCAAACAATCCTAGAAAATATAAAGAAGATGAAGCTATTAAAGCTCTTCAGGATTATATCTCTACAACATATGGTGGACATTATACTTCCAGAGAAAACAATGTCCAGACACTTGACCTTATTGAGTCCGTAGGAGATGCTGAATCATTCTGTAGATCTAATGCGATTAAGTATTTAAGTCGCTATGATAAGAAAGGACAAGCAAAACGTGATATACTAAAAGCACTACACTATTCACTCCTACTTTATCACTTCAGTGGGCAACTAAAAGAGACAACTACCCGTGGTTATGAA